TGCTCGGCCATGACGGCGACAGCCTCTGCCAGCTTGGCCACGGCGTCGGTCTTCTTCTCGAGATCCTTGATCCGGCCGGTATTCCGGTCGACGTTGCCGCGGATCTCCGCGACGGCAACGTTCAGATCCTGCAGGTCCATCCGTTATGCTCCTTCCTCCGTGATTTTCTTCCACCCGTCCGGGTTGACGGACGGGGTGTAGACGTTGGCGGCGAGCAGGGACTCGTAGAGCTCGTCCTGCCACCAGCCGCGCTCTCCCTTGGCGAAGGCAAGGGTCGCGGTGATGGTCTCGGGGATGAGGCGGTAGCCCTGCTTGTACTGGATATCCTCCCAAAGGTTCGGGGCTGCGTCCGGGGTATTTTCGGCCGTGTCCCAGAGGTCGACGGCTGCGCGCTTGATGCTGCCCTGCCAGCAGATGCGCGTGCCGGACTTGACGAGACTGCCGTCGCCCGTCAGCTGCGGGAACAGCTCCGGGGCCTCGGACGCGTCCTTGTCGGGCAGGCTGGCCGCGGCCGTCACGATGGCGGCGCGCAGGGTCTGCGCTCTGCTCTCGCCGATGGCGGTATAGACGGGCATGCCCATGAGGGTCGCGGCGGTGTGCTGGGCGGCGGCTTTTTCTGCCTCTGCCCGCTCGAGGGGCAGGGGCTTGCCCATCTTGACGGTGATGGTCCCGTCTCTGTTGTCGGTGATGGGACCGGCGAGGGTGAAGTCCGCGTAGTCGTCCATGTAGCGGTCCTCGGCGGTCTCGGTCGTCGACTTGACGGTTCCGTCCTCGTTCATTTGGACGTTGCCCTCTGCGTCCAGCACAGGGACGGCCGTGGTGTAGCGGTGAATCATGCCCCAGACGGCGCCGTCGCAGAACAGCGCCAGCGGGTCTGCAACTGCGCTCTTGGCGATGGTGACGGCGCGGCTCTCGCGCCCGCCCCAGTCGGCGTCGCGCATGCGGCCGGCGGCCGGCCGCGTCTCGATCTCCTGCCCGCCGATAGTGATGTACCAGGTGTCCATAAGTTCCTCCTGTCTATTGCTGCACGGCATTGGCCTGCAGCCATGCTAATAGTGCTCCTGTTGGTGGCTCGTCAAAGGTCACTGTCCGGAACGCTTCTTGCGTCCAGTTTCCGTTGAAACACGCATACCACGTTCCTTCCGTTTTGCTGTTGTAAGTGTTTGATGGCGTAGGATGTGCCGTCTTTCAAAATGTGGTGTGTGCCCATGTGGAGCCTCCTTTATGCTGCAAGGGTGTAGGTGCCGTCGGGGTTCTGGATCACGGGGAAGGTGCCGGGGAGGGTAAAGGCGGGGCGGACGCCGTGACCGTTTCCACAGTACTGTTCGGTGACATTCCCGGCGGTATCCAACACGTACACGTCTGTACTTGAATATTCTTTTGGGGTTCTGGTCCATTGATGAATATTAGATCCATTTAGTTTTGCGACAGCAAGCAGGCTACGCACCGTCTGGTCCAATGGAGTCCCATCTCCGCCGCCGCCCTTCAGCTCACCTATGGACAGTATAAACGCATTTTTCGTTAATTCTCTCCTCGTTTGATATTCATCGATGTAGCAGTAAATTTTTGTTTGCCCTGCCGCGCCTTGAATGGCAGAGTCCAACAGCCCGAACCATGTACCCGCGAGGAAATCGGATACAGTGGATGTTGGGAATAGGTTGGAGGTGCTCCACTGGGAGAACGCAATTTGTTCGTAGCATTCCTTGCGCACCACCAGCGTCCGCCCTGCCCCGTTAAGCCCGCTCTCGTAGTCGTGCTTGGCGATATAAAACGGCACGGGGCTGCCGGATTCGTTCAGGTACAGGATCGCGCCGGGGGTGATGGTGCTCAGGGGAATGCCCTTCGAAAACGGCACGGTAAACGCCGTTCCGCCGATGAGGGTCTTGCCGGCTTTGCAGCCGTAGCCCGTGCCGCCGATCAGCTCCCAGCCACCCGTCACGGAATAGGCCGTGCCGGAGATCAATGTCTTGTGCGCCATGGGGCCTCCTCACTCATACTGCCAGTTGATGGCCATGTTCTCGGTCGGCGTGGTCTCAGTGGAGACCAGGGTCTGCTTGGTGATGTTGCCGGTCTTCATATAGTCCGTTCCCGCCACGGCCACCGCCCAAGCCGTCGGCTTGCCGCTGGCGTCCACCGCCTTGACCTTGATCAGGTCCCCGACGGATGCGCCGGAGGCGAGGATCACATCTTGCTTGCCAGACATGTCGACCAGGCCCGCAGCCTGTGAAGCAATCTCCTGCTTGTCGGCGTCGGTAAAATAATCTGTCCCCTTTACCGGCGTCGCGCCCGTGGGCCCTTGCGGCCCGGTTGGGCCTTTTGGCCCAGTCTCGCCTTGCGGCCCGGTCGGGCCCTGTGGGCCCGTCTCGCCCGGCGGACCCGCTGGCCCTTGCGGGCCAGTCTTGCCCGGCTCTCCCTTCTCGCCGGGGTCGCCTTTGTCTCCCTGCTCCCCCTTCTCACCGCGCGATGGCTTCCCGGTGTCGGTCTCGCCCAGATACCAGTTGCCATTCGTGCCGATCGTCGGCGTCACGCCATTTGCGCCTGGCGCGCCGTTGTCTCCGGCCGGACCCGTTGGCCCCTGAGGCCCCGTCTCACCCTGCGGACCCGTAGGTCCTTGCGGTCCAGTCTCGCCCGGTTCGCCCTTTGCGCCGGGGTCGCCTTTGTCGCCCTTTTCGCCCTTTGCGCCCTGCAGCGGTCCGTTGTTGACCCACGCCTTCGTCACGCCGTCGTAGATGTAAATGTCATACGGCGCAGCCGCGCCCACGCCGTAGGCGTCTCCGACCGCCGGATTCTTGACCGATGCCTGCAGCGCGGATACCGAGCCGTAATAGCCCTTGACCGTAAAGCCCGTTCCCGTATCGCCCTTCGGGCCGGTCGGGCCTGCCGGGCCCTGTGGGCCGGTCTTCCCCTGCGGGCCGGTTTCTCCCTGCGGGCCAGTCGCGCCAGTGTCGCCCTTGTCGCCTTTCTCTCCCTTTTCGCCGGGCTCTCCCTTCGGGCCAGTGTCGCCGGTCGCGCCCTTCGGGCCTTCCGCGCCGGTCGCGCCGGTGTCGCCCTTCGGCCCCTGCTCGCCCTGCGGGCCTGTCTCGCCCTTTGGCCCCTGCGAGCCGGTTTCTCCCTTCGGGCCCTGCGCGCCGGTGTCACCCTTCGCGCCGGTGTCTCCCTTCTCGCCCTTGACGGTCTCGACGTTAAAGTCAAATGTCTTCCCGTCCGAAAGCGCGATCGTGTACGTCGCCGTCGTCCCGCTCTGCGATTTCTTCGTGATCGACGTGATGCTCGCGCCCGCCGCGCCGGTCTCGCCCTGTGCGCCCTGCGGCCCTGTCTGCCCCTGCGGGCCGGTCGCGCCGGTCTCGCCCTTTGGCCCCTGCGGGCCGATGACCGAGCCGAGGTCTATCACGCTGCCGTCCGTCAGCGTGAAAATCAGCTTCCCCGCGTCCGTAACCTCCACGGCCTTTACCCCGCGGGAGATCAGCCCTCCGATCGTCACCGTGATCTGATTCGGAATTTCTACCCTCATACCTGCTCCTTACTCCACGAACGCCCGATTCCCGCTCGCCAGCGTCGTCTTGTCGCCGTGCGTGTACCGGATATCGTAGGTGTACTTTCCCTTCGTGAATTTTGCCGTGACCGTCGCGTCGAAGTTCAGCGTGACCTGGTCGTTCTCCACCTTCGCAAAGCTGAACGTGTGGACGGTCTGCCGCGTATCGTCCAGAAACACGACCGCCATGCTGTCCGTCGTCCCGATCGTGACGGTCTCGCCGTCCTGGTCCTTCAGGTCGAACCGCAGCACGATCGAGAATGTGTCTCCCTCGTACCATCGCAGTACCCCTTTGTCGAGCCTCGGGCTCGGATAAGCCCCCGGAATTGGCGTCGCCATACCGCATCCCTCCTTTTCATCCAGTGTAGCAGACCCCCGCGCCGGGTTCACCCCACGCGCAGCGCAACTTCCGCTTGCCATTCCCTCCCGCCGGTGCTATACTGGTTCCATCAAATACAAGGAGGCTTCCCCATGCTCGACGAAAAAGATATTGAGAAAATCCAATCCATGATCGACCAGGCCAAAGACGACATGCTCAAGCAGTCCGCAGCCAACACCCGCGTCATCATCGAGAGCAGCGTCATGAAGAAGCTGGACCTCCTGATCGAAGGCCAGCAGTCTCTTCTCGATACCCTTGCGCCGAAGAGCCGCGTCGAAGAACTCGAAGAAGAGGTCTCCTTCCTCAAATCCGTCGTCCACCTGCACAGCCAGCGCCTCGCGGAGCTGGAAAAAGCGCAGTAACTCCAAAACCGAAGGCCGGGGCATCCGCCCCGGCCTTCTTGTTTTACTTGCTGTCTTCCAGCCACTTGTCAATATCCTTGGACTTATCCGCCCGGTTGAACCCCAGTGCCACATAGGCCGCCAGCAGCTTCTCCTTGAGCTTCTTCCGTTCCTCAGTCGAGGCCGCGATGTACTGCGGCTTGTACGCCTTCGTGATCTCACTGCCGATATCGCCCTTCTCGGCTCCGTGGTCGAAGTATTCCTTTGCCGCCGCTTTCAGATCCCCGCCATCTTCAATGGTTTGCAGGATCTTGCCGTACTTCGTATAGTCCTTCCCGCCGGTCCACTCCTTGTAGAGCCAGTACGCCTTGTTCTCATCCTCGGCGTAGTCGTTCGCAAGGATCTTCTGGATCGCCTTCTCCTGCGTCACGGTCCCGGCGGCGACGGCGTCCTTGAGATCCTGCTTCTGCCTCGCTTCCTGCGCGTCCTGGATCTTCTCGTTCATGTAGTCGATCCGCTCCTGCGTGCTCTTCGGCTCCATCTCCGCCTTCTGCGCATCCCCGGCAAGGACCTGATAATAATACTCTGCCTTCGCCTCGTCGCTGATATCATAGGCCTTCAGCAGCATCATCTTGTCATAGTTCTTCTCCAGCTTCCGCGCCGCCTGGATGAACGCATAGGTCTCCCGCTGGTCCTCGCCTCCCTCGGTCATGCCCTGATAGGCGGCAGTCTCCTTCGCGGACAGCGACTTGAACCCGCTCTCCACCCAGCTTTGAGCCTCTTCTGTCGCCGTCTTGCCGAACAGCAGCGCCTGTGCCCAGCTCTTCGCCCGGTCTGCGGGATTGTCGTTATACACGGGATACTGTAAGATATCGCGCCCCTCGTTGTCTACCGTGTAGCTGCCGCCTCGAGCTGCCGCCGTCGCGCCCTGATACGCCTTGCGGATCTGTCCGCCGCCGAACGGCGTCGCCAGATACAGGCCCGGTTTCAGAAGCTCGTTTCCGATGGTCTGTGCCTTCTTCGCAGGCGCCATGTCCTCGTTCTTTGCCAGCAGCGCCTTCTCGATGTTTCCGAGGTTCGGGATGGCCGACGTCACGGCGATCCTGCCGCTGTCAATGTCCAGCCCCAGCGCCTCATCCACGCCGAGGATCGTCAACGCCTGCGTGCCCGGGAACTCAGAAATGATGTTCCCCTCAAGGTTCTTGATTGCCTGATACGTGCCCGGCTTCTCCTTCGTGAAGTCCCATTTCCCGGATACCGCCGCCTGCACCGTGTTCGGCAGCTGATACCCCGTGAAATCTCCGACCGTATCATTGATGATATCCAGCGGATCCAGCGCCGCGCGCCTGCCCACAATGCTCTCGTAGAACTCATTGTAGATCCACGCGCCGATGAGGAATTTGAACATGGCCTTCGCCAGAGCCGCCACGCCCTTCTTCCGCTCCTCCTGCGCCATATCCTTGAAGATCCAGCTGAGCTCATTGTTGACCTCCAGCTGGAACTGCGTGAACAGCTTCACCAGCGGGTTCCGCGCAGAGTACAGCGTCGGCGTCGAGCCTTTGCTGCGGTCTGCCATGACGCCGGAGGCAAACTGGTCCGCCTCCTGCATCGCGCTCATCTCGCTCATGCCCCGCCGCAAATTCTGGTAATACCGCGCACGGACGACACTTCCCGTCGTAAACGTATCAATGGATTCCATCATCCGTCCTGCACCAGCGGAGACTTTATCCATCTTGCTCATGGCCAGCCGCCTGTAACCGCTGCGGTTGTTGATAAACGTCGACGCAGAATCCAGCCCGTCAGCGGTCTTGTAGTTTTTCAGCGTATCCCACATGCCGCGCAGCACGTCTGTCGTCGACACCTGGCTCCATGCCTGCGTAATCGGGATGAAGTTTGTGAGCGCCGATCCTACGTTTGCCGCGACCATGTTCGCGCCCACGCGGGACTCAAACTTCTTCATGACGTTGTAGAACTTCCGCCCCATGAGCTTTTCCATGCCCCGGTCGAGCCGCGACTTCTTTCCCGCCAGCAGGTTCGTGTATTCATCCAGCTCATCCACGAAGTTGGAAAGCCCATACCGTCCGTTCTTCGTCAGGTTTGCAACCTGCTCGTTTGCTTCGTCCGGGTTGAGGAATGGGTTCATCATGATCGCATCGATCCGCTGTTTCAGGCCCTCGTCCGATGCCCGATACCGGATCTGCGTCGCCAGCGCCCGCAGCCGCTGAATGTCCGCCGTGTGGAAGATCACGTCCGTCGCGACCTCGATATACCGGTCAAATCCCTGCAGCGCGTCATACGCCGTCGCGTATCCAAGTCGGTTCTGGATATTCGCCATGTACCGGATTCCGGGTTTGAAGTTTGCCGTGAGGCCGTTGATCGTCGCCGGCAGCGGCGACACATCGCCCTCGATCCCGGCCGCCCTTGCGAACTTCTGCAGAATGCTGCCGCCTTCCTCGTTCTCCTGGAAGTGTGGGAAATATCCCTGCAGATAATTGACCGGCTCATATCCGTTCTCAATGCGCACCCGGTTCATATCCTGGAACAGCTTGTCGTAAACCTCATGGAAAACCTTCACGGCTGCCCGCACTTTGCCGAGATCCAGATTTGGGTTTTGCTTCTCGAATTCCTGAATCGCCGCGTTCCACTCGTCAAACGTCATCCCCCCGCGCCTTTCGACACGCGGATGCTGCTTGAGATAGTCCCGGTTGAATTCCGCCTCGCCCAGCCACTGCACCGCATAGCTCTCCGAGACCAGATTTCCCTTCCGTACCTGCCGGTCGAGTCCCAGCGCCTTGATCCTGTTCTGCTGCTCGACCAGATAATTCTTGCGCTTGCTTTCGTTTTCGTGTACGGGCCAGAAATACTTGTTGATGAATTCGTTTGCCTTCTCGTCAGAGACCTTGCCCTTCCGCGCGATATCCCGGATGTTTCGCTCCATCGTCTCGCGCTGGTACTCGATCCCCATAACCTTGTCGACCCACTTGACGGCCTCGGCTTCCGTCAGCGCCTGCTCAGCAAAGTCCCGCAGCCCCTGCTTGCGCTGCGCGTTCCATGCCTTGAGCTTCAGTGCCAGCATATCATAGTCAGCCTTTGCCTCGTAGACCTTCAGGATCTGCTGCCCGTTTTCCAGCCCTGCCACATAATCCGGGCTTGTCTCCCCGCGCAGCAGCCGGTTCACGATCTTCTGGTCGGCTTCCGTCAACAGCGTCTTGCTCTGCGCTTTCTCGACCACTCGCCTTGCATCCTTCAGCTGCGCCCACATCTGCTTCGTTTCTTCCGCTGTCTGAGGAATAGCAAGCTTTTCTTTGGCCTTGTTCTGCGCGTCCAGATACCGCTGCGCCACGCGCAGCCCGCTCGTCAGCCGGTCAATGGATTCCGTGAAATTTGCCTGCTGCCACTTCTTGAAGCTCGCCGCCTGCGCCCCGTAGTATTCATCCAGCGTCTTCTGTACCTTCTGAATGCCGCGCGCCACATCGTAGATCTGCATCAGTTGGTCGCTCGGCGCGGTAATGTCTGCCGGGAACAGCTCCGGCGCCATCTCCTGCAGCTGCTGATACGCCACGTCCACCGGCAAGCCGTCCTTGCTGATCGTCAGCGTTCCCATTGCTGCCTTCCGGAACAGGTTGTAGTCCGCAATGTCCTGCCGGTCCGTCTCGGAGATCGAGATCTTCTGATCCCGGATGAACTTCTTGAGGTCGCCGTACTGCTCAATATACTGCGTATCTTCCTCGATGCCTGCCTGGTAGGCCGTTTCAAAGAGATCATTCAGCTTCGCCCGGTCAAGCTGCCCGTCCGTAAAGAACGACCGCAGTGCTTCCTCGGCCATCGGCCGCAAAACCTCCCGCTTCGCCTGCCCCGGCACGCTTAGATTCTCCGCCAGCTCGTTCACCAGTCCGGACTCCAGCCGCCGCACATACTGCGCCGCCTTCTCCCCCATCAGATCCCGATACCGCCCGTCCTGCGAAGAATACCGGATATCCGGGTTCGTTAGGCTGAAACTTCCGTTGTTTGCAACCGCGGACTTCACCTGCGCAGAATCAAACACAGCCCATGCCTTCACGCCGTTCTCAACCGCCTGAACCCCGTCGTATCCATGCCGTTTCAGCATCTCTACCATCCCCGGCGTATTGATCACCTGCCACATGAGCTCCGGCTTCCCCGCCTGTTCCCATACGGCTTGCAGTTCACTAGGTCTGATCTGTAGCCGCTTCGCAAGATCCACATAATTCCCGCTGTATCCGCCGTCAGTGTTTCCAACATCCGCCGGATTCTCCACGCGAATATATGCCGGGATAATACGATCGACGTTCCCTGCGTAGATCGATGCCTCCGGCAGAATTCGCTCAACGCTGCGCGTCGCAGTGGAGTATTCTTCCGCGTACTTGATGTTTGCAGTCAACCAGATCGGTTTCCCGCCTACATCAAACTTTGTAAATTTCGCTCCGGCACCGTGGAACACCAGCAGTGGCTCGCCTGTCGTGTTCGTTGCCTTGCTGTCTGCGAACCAATCCCGGAACGCTTCCGTCTGCGTCTTCTCCCGCTCATCAATCAGTTTCTGCATGAGCCTCGGATTCCGCAGGAAAACGGCGTCCTTAAACACACCACGCCCGCTCCCATCGTCCAGCATCGCAGAGACGGTCTCAAGGTTCTGTTTATCCCGCTCCGACGCCTGCCGCGCGCTGGCAGAGAATTTCGCCTTCCCGGTATAATCCCCCTGCGGGTTTCTCTGCTCTCCGAATTTTTGCAGCACATCTTCCGACAAAATACTCTGGTGTGTACTGTTGACAATTTGGAGTAAATCGGATATACTAATTTTGGCAGCCTTGATAGAGTAAACTCTCTGGGACTTCGTGTCCGCCTGGCTGCTATTTTTTTGTCTTCCACTTACCGCGTGTGCGACATCGTACACCTCAACCCCAGCGATATTCCCGTTTATCTGTTCTGCTGTAACGATTGCAACAAACTCTCTCCTGCGGCTGTCCGTCACATAGGCTGCCATGGCATATGTCCCTGTTACACCTTTTGCCTTATTGTTAAGCGCATTGATTGGTACCGCATTTTTCACGATATCCCCGATCACCACACCCATCCGTGCGTTTGTCAGCAATCTGTTCTGCTTTCCATTCAGTCCGTGTCGGATACTGCTGTTGTCAATTCGCAGCATCTTCCCTGTGTACTGGTTCCTTACAAAGATCTTTCCGTCTCGCTCTGTTCCAACGGCGCGGGCGTTTTTCATACCCTCCTGCACGACCTTTGCTGTATCGACCCGGTTTTCGGCTCCGCGTACCGCGTCGACCTCCGGCAGCATGGTCACGTCCATATCCGGAAGCGATATCAGGAAATCGTAGGTATAGACGCTTCCGTCTTCCGCAAGGTTGACGCCCTGATAGTTTTTTGTGGTCTGATCCTTCGCAGCGGACATCTTCGCCGGAGGCGCTCTCGCGCTGCCGGATTTTTTCTGCCACTGGCCGACCTCCATCTTCACGTCCGCGCGCAGCTTGTTCGTGCCGTAGTCCGTGCGGTTCATGCCGGCGTAGGTGTCCGCGACGATCTCCTCGACGTAGGCGTCCGTGTCGTCGCCGTAGATCCCGGCGTATGCGTCCACATAGCTCTCGATCATCTCCTTTGTGATCTTGCCCTCGCCCAGCAGCCGCTTCTGGATCTTCGCCGCCATCTCCGGCCAGCGCTTGACAAGCAGATGATATCCCTCGTGCTTCGCCAGCTCGAACGCAGAATACTCCTCGCTGTCCGCCCGGATGAGGACGGAGCCGTCCTCCGTCACGGCAGCGTCCGCATAAAACGTCTGCCCGTCGATCTCCTGCGTCAGCTGCCCGGTGAAGAACCGCGCGTTCTGCACGCCCATCGACCGGAAGAACTTTGCCGCCGCCTGGATATCCTCGCTTCTGGCCTCCTGTCCCTTCGGCATGACGCGCACTTTTTGCGCATTGTTCTCTCCGAAACCGAGATCCGAAAGCGTTACTTCATCCCAAGCTTTTGCGAGATCTCTTGCACCCTGCGCTCTCTTTCTTCCGGCGTCAGCTCTTTGCTGCTGCGCTGTGCTTTGGCGAACGCCTCCAGCTTGTCCTTCGGCACGCTGACCAGCCTGCCCGACTTGTCCTTCATCAGTAGTCTCGATACTGCCATTGTTTACCCCTTTCTGCCCTGCGGCAAGGCCCGCTCGATAGGCGGCTGCCGCCACGTCCTGATTCATTCCTTCGGCGTAGCGCATCGCCCGCTGCTCACTCGCGCCGAGTCTGCCCTGCTCATAGACCTGTCCGAAGCTCTGCGCATACTGCTCCGCCGGCATGCCCGTCGTGTTCCCGTTCAGAAAATACGCCGCCGTCTGCTCGTCGTAGCCCGCTCTCTGGGCCTGCGTCTGCAGATACTGTTCCTCCTGCTGCAGCGCGGCTTCATCGAGCGCCTGCTCCGCGTCCGCCGTCTGCCGCTGGGCATACTGTACCGGATCCAGCTCTCCCATGTTCTCTGTCCCCGGAATTGGCGCAAATAAGCTGTCCTGGTTATACTGCTGCTGCGCCGCCTGCTGGGCCTGCTGAACGGCCTGTACAGACTGTTGTGCGCGGCTCTGTTCCTGCTCCTGCTGATATTGCTGTTCAAGCCTCTGGCTTTCCTGCGCCGTCTCCGCCGCGCTCTTGTAGATCTGGAATGTCTTCTCGTCCGCCTCGGCCTGCGCCTGCTCCTGCCGGGCCTGTTCCTGCAGCTGCTCGAGCCGGGTCAGCGTCTCCGGCACGCGCGGCTCCTGCCCTTCGTCCACGGCCGCCTGCTGTTCCTTCGCCACCTCACGCAGCGTGTTCTCCACGGCCTTCTGCGTCACCTCGCCGCCATCGTCCACTGTCTGCTGCAGTTCCTCGGCCAGCTGGTGCGCCTTCGTGCCATCTTCCTGCGCCATGCCATAGTCGATGACGTCCTGCACTTCGCCCGCCTCGATGACCGCTCTGGCCGTCTGCGTGACGTTTGCCTCCAAAATCACGCGGTTCACGCCCGCATACGTCCCGGACATGGCAAGGCCGGACAGGCCGCCCGCGAGGAACGAAAGGCTGTCTTCTTTTGCAAAATCTCCAACCATCGCCGCCAGCGCCTGCGCCGGCGTCCTTCCCTCTGCGATATAATTTGCGTAGGCCGACATGACCTCACCCCGGTCATGCTTCGCCACCACGTCATACGCACGGTTTAGCCAGTTGGACGCGATCTCTTCCGCGCCTTCCGACGCGAACGACCGCAGTGCCTTCCTCCACACGGCCTTCCCGCTCAACATGTTCTCGATGATATCGCCCACGGAATACTTTTCCGTGAAGCCCTCGATCGCGCCCTCGACGATACCGTCGACCAGCGCGTCCGCGTTGGACTTTCCGTTCTGGATCCCCTCATACACGGAATCTGCCGCGACCTGCGAGCCCATGACCCAGTTCATGGTCTCCGCGATTGCGTCCTGCGCGCCCGCCCCGGCCGCACCGCCGACCGTCCCGACGAGCCCCGTCGAGACTGCCATGTTGACCGCGCTGTCCAGTGCCGACGTGCCCGCCTGATAGAGGAACTGCCCCGTCGGGTTCATCCCCTGCATCACGCTCCCCCGGATCCCGGAGGAAAGCCGCGTCGCGTTGTACGCCGGGCTGTAGATGTTCGTCGGCATATCCTCGTTCTGATATCCGCCCGCCCACTTCGGCAATACGCCGCGCAGCGATTCCACATTGCCCAGCGCCTTCGCCGGGGCTGTCACCGCCGAGAAAAGCGTTCCCATGATCGGCGTCTGCTGCCCGATCTGTCGCGCCGCCTCATCAAGCTTCTGCGCGTTGTCGTAGTCGTCCAGCACCTTCTGCCATTCCGCCAGCCGCTTGAGCGTGTCGTCGCTGTAGCCTTTTTCGTTGAGCGCCGTCTTCGCGTCGTACTTCGCATACGCCCGCACCTGATATCCGTTCAGTTCCTGCCCGCGGTACTGCCGGAGCAGATCCTGGTCTTCCTTACTCAGGTTCCCGATCGCCTCCTGTGCCCGGGCCAGCACGCTCTGGCTGTCGACCTGCGCCTTGCGCTCCTTCAGCGCGTCGATCTCGTTCTGCAGCTGCGTCACGCTCTTCCCATTTTTCGAAAGCCCGGTCCCGGAGAAATGCGTGTCCGCCTGTTCGATCTCCAGCGCCTCAATCTGCTTGTCCAGCTCCTGCGACGTCCGCCGCATGCCGCGCACCTGATCCCGCTGCACGGTCTGCGCCGCTTTTGCACGCCGGTTCTGCGCATCCACGTCCTCCCGCACCTGCTGCGTGGCCGGCGCAAACCGGCCGGCCAGCAGTGCGCTCTGTCCCTGCAGCGCCAGCGTCCCAAGCTTCAGCCCCTGCGCCGCCTCCACGCCGCGCAGATAATTCTGGTACGTCCCGTACTGCTTCTGCATGCCAGACGACCGGCTGTATTCCTGCTGCGAGACCTTCCCACTGATAGCCGCCCCCGCATTCTCCGTCTTCTTCTCCCCGCTCGCCCGGCCCTTCAGCGCGGCCCCCAGCTCGATCTGCGCAAGCTCCGCCTCCCGCACGGCGTTCTGGTATGCCATAAACGCTGCATACTGCTTATGCAGCGGATCGTCTACGGTCGTCTGCGTGCTCTGCGCGTTCTTCCCGTAGTCCGGGTTCGGCAGGCCGTACTTGCTCGCGATCTGGATCTGCTTCTGGTTCAGCGTGATTCTCCCGCCGCGATAGGCGGAGGGAGCCTGCTGTGTGCTGGCTCCCTGTCCGCTGCGGATGCTCTCTGCAATCCGCTTTTGTTCCTCTGTCAGAGTGATTCGTCCCATGCTGCCCTCCGTTACCGCTGCCGCAGATATGTCGCGCCGTAGTATTCCAGATACGCCTTGAACGTATTGGCCTCCAGCGCATTGTAGCCCTTGCTGTTGAGGTAGTTATCCAGCGTCCGGCTATCCAGATATACATTCGGGTTCTTTGCCCGGTACGCCTGCGCCGCTTTTGCAAGCGTGTTGTTCTTCTTGTCGCTCAGCTTGGAAGATGAACTGCTTCCGCCGCCTCCGCCGCCGGATTTCTTCGCCGCAGCCTGCTCCGCCGCCAACGCCTGCAGGTAGGCTGCGTTCTCGGTGTTTGCCTTCTGCGCCCAGTAGTCGAGCATCGTCGCCCACTGGCTCTGGTCCAGCGACCGTTCCGAGTTGTACGCGCTCCGCGCATCCGAAAGATCCGAATAATAATCGCTGACCGTATCCCGGTACCGGCCGTAGTCCGTATCTTCCCGGCCCTTCACGAGGCTGTACTGGTTATAAAGGTCCGCCCCCTCATCCTGATATCGCTGATATGCCTGCTGCTGCAGCTGCGGCACGATGTCGTTGAGGTTCTGCAGATACGCATTGTACGCCTGCTGCCCCACCTGCTCACCGTAGGTTGAGCCATAGCCGCCCGTGAGTGCCGCCGCCTGCCCCATCGTGTCCTGCATGGCCAGCCGCCCGAGACGCTGATACTGCTCACGGTACTGCTGGTACAGAGGATCCGTCCCCATGTCATAGCTGAATTTCTTCCGGTTCCGGATCTGGTCATACAGACTCGTCAGCTCATCGTCCCAGCGCGATTGATACGCGCCCGGCTTGCTGGCCTTGACCTGCTCCAGATACGCCTGCGCTGCCTGCACGCTGCCCGACGGCGTGTACCCGCTCTCCAGCCCGTTCAGTTTGCTTCTCGTGTAGTCCGAAACACCGGACATGGTGTAGGGGCTGTTCCGGGTCTGGTAGCTTCCGCCATAGTTGCGCGTCGTCTGGTTCTTGTTCACCAGCTGCGACTGATAGCTTCCGTCCGCGTTCACGCCCGTGATGCGGTACGTGCCGCCGCCGGTCACGACCTCGTCGCCGGTCGAAAGCCCCGCCGGTGCCCTGCCGCCCGACTCTACTCGATATACGCTCATAGTCTCACCGCCTTAAAGCTTGAAATGTGTCGCGTACTGCTTCGGCATGTACGCCTGATTGTAGGCATTGAAATACCCCTGATAGTAGCTGTTGTACTTCGCCGCCTCGTTCGCATACTTCGTCGTCTCCCCGTTGGCGTCGCAGATCTTCATCCCCAGATACCAGCGGTAAATTTCATCATACGGCCACGGGATCAGCAGCTCCGTTTCCAGATCCACGTCCTCCCCGTAGCCCGTAAACGGCTCCGGTTCCTTCTCGTGCTCGTGCGTACAGATGATATCCCGATACACGATCCCGTCCAGCTCCGACAGCCACCGGACCTTATCCGGCGTCTCGTACTGGTTCGGCAGTAACCGGTCGACCGTCTCGATCGCTTCCCGAATTTTCATTTTTCCTCCTTACCAAAAGAAGGGGCATTTCTGCCCCTTCCTCTGCTTCATGCCGTCATGGGCATTCACTTGTCAGTTGTCCGCCTGCGCGCGGCGGAAGGCTTCTTCCTCTGCCATCCGCGCGTTCATCAGGACTTCATACACCGGCAGCGGGACCTGCACGTCCTTGCCCTTCGGCACCATGAACGTCCGGCCGTTCACCGCCACGAAGCGGCTCTGCTCCTCGTTCTCCTGCCCGCGGGGCAGGTAGATCGTCTTCATGACGTTCCACACGTCTTCCGGGTTTGCCTGTACAGCCGCCGCGGCGGTCTCTTTCGTTGCCATGCTATGTGCTCCTTTCTCAGTTCGCCTCGTCCGTGCCGGAGTATGCGCTGCAGCTCTCCACGCGGACCATGCGGTCCTCGTACAGCAGCTTCGCCGCCATCTCGGCCTTGTAGCCGACGGTCGAGAACTGGTTCAGCGGGCCGCCGATCTCGTCCTTACCCTTGACGATCATCTCAAGATTGCCGCCCTCCGGGTCGATCATCTTGTATGCGTCCTTGCCGAGGAACAGCGTCGCGTACACGCTGTAGTAGACCGCCGGGTTTCCGTCAGCCGCTGCAGTCTTGACCGGGCAGGTCGAGTTGTTGAAGATCTTCGCTTCCGTCGTCTCGACAAACCGGACGCCGTGCAGCTCGCCGATCTCACCCGAGAACAGCGGCGTGACGTCTGCGTACTTGTGCGCCTCGACCCATGCGTCCGAGGACCGCAGGTCGTATGCGACCGACGGGTGGATGATCGCGACGTACTTGCCGTCGATCTTCGGGGCCTTCATCTTCTTCAGCGTCGTCACGGCCTTGTTGACCTCGTCCGGCGTCAGCTTCGCCGTCAGGTCGAGGCCCGCGCGGCTGGTGACTGCCGTATGCGCGCCGCCCGCTGCGACCTTGTCGCAGTACTGCACGTTCGAGCCTGCCACGACCGCGTCGCGCACACGCTTGTCGATGGACGTGCCGGCGGAAGCGCCGAGTTCTTCGGTCGCACCCAGGATGACGTTATCCAGCGCATGCAGCTCCAGCTGGTCGGAGACCGTCACGTACAGGCCGATCTGCTTGATCGCGCCGGTCGTGCTGGTCTGGCCCATCTTCTGGCCGGTCGGGATGACGCCTTCGGTCAGCTCCTCCGCGTCCTTCAGCGTGTTCCACTTGCGCCACTCGACGGTCTTGCCGTGGTTGCGCGGCAGCGCCTGACGGCCTGCCAGCTGCGCATGCACGAGGTTCGGCCGTGCGTTCTCGAGCAGCTGCGTGTCGTAGAACGTCTTCATGGTCGGCGCGAGCGTGTCGTTGCCGCTGAATGCGGTCGTCTGGCCGGTGCCTGCGTTTACGTAGTTGCCGGTCGCGTTGACGAGCGTACCGGCGTCAGCAAAATACTGAAATCCGACTTTGGATTCAAACATAGCTTCTTATCTCCTTTCTCAGGGGATCACTCGTTCCCCTCTTGCCGCGCGGCGGCGCATGTCCTCCACCTCCGCGCGTGACCAGTGTGTTTTCATCGGGATGTTCTCTCCGCCCGCAGCGCCGGAGCCGATCTCCTGCGGCCTTGCGCCCTGCGCCTGGATGGTCCGCATGACGTTCTCCCGCGCCTGGTTCGCCACCAGCTGCGCCTGCGCCTGTGCGATCTCCTGCTGGTGGATGACCTCATAGGCCGTCTTCGGCGGCACGCCCGCGCCCATGAGCCGCGCAAAATCCGGGTTCTGCATCTCGGTCTCAAAGTCCGCGCCGTACCGCGCCGTTACATCCCGGGCAAAGTCTGCCTGGATCCCGGCAAAGGCTTCTCGCATCTGGTACTCCTGCAGCTGCCGCCGCATGGCCGTATTCTCGGCCCGGCCCGCGTACTCCTTTTTGAGCGCGTCCGTCGTCGTGCCCTTCTCCATGGCCTCCGCGCTATAAAGCCGCTCGTCAGCGGAAAAGCGCTGTGCCAGTGCTGCGAAGTCCGTCTTCCGCGGGTCCGACGTGTCGATCCCGTAGAGCGCGCCCAGCTGGTCGATGATCGGTGCCATCGCCTCGGCCTGCCCCTTGTACTGGTTCAGCCCGCGCACGCGCTGCTTTATGACCTTCTGCACCGCAGAATCAAAGTCCTGCTTGTACCTGCCCCGGATCAGACTGTCAAACGTTTCTTCCTGTGTACCCTGTCCCTGAGCGTCGGGGACGTTGGCCGGCTGCTGCTGCACCTGCGCCTGTGCAACTGCCTCCTGCCCGCTCTGCTGACCGGCGACGTCAGCTGCGCCCATGGTCTGAGCGCCTGCGCCCGTGAATTCGCCTTCCATGCTGTAAATTCCTTTCTGGCGTTTATTCTAAAATCATCGTAGCACAATCTTTTCCCAACTTCACCCCACGCCAGCCAGAAATAATCTCGCCGGAATGGGCCGCCGCAAGCGGCGGCTCTTATCCTCTGAGATCATTTCTTCCTTTCCGACGCGCAAGCTGAGCTTGTGCGTCGGTTCTTATCCCGGCTGCGTGCTTTCTTCCGACTTTTTGCGCGCATTCTCCACGATCTTCGGCTCCTGCGTCTCGCCTGTGCTGATCTCCGGCTTCTGCGTATCCGCGGTGCTCGCCTGCGGGACGGCCTGTCCGCCCTCCTGCAGGATCTGCTGCGCCAGCCCCTCACCCATGACCGGATCGTACCGGTCTGCCAACGCCAGCGCCAGCTGCTGCCACTCGACCAGCCGCTGCTGCAGGTCCGCGTTCTCCTGGACCTTCTGGATGATTGAGTCCTTCCCGTCAAAGTCCATCATGTCCAGCGTCGCAAGCGTCTGGTCCACCATCTGTGGGTTGAAGAACCCCAGCTGGAAGAACTGCAGCGCCAGCTCGTTCTGCGCCATGGACGCGTACTCGCTTGCCTTCTGCGCCGAGACCTCAATGTCGAAGACCGGTTTCCGCAGCCCGTCCGGCTGTCCGTTCGCGCCGTAGAGCGTCTGTGGCTGCAGCCCCTGATTGCTGTACTGTACGAACTGCTCTGCCCCGCGCTTCCCGATGATCCGGAACTGCCGCGGCAGATCATAGAACTGCCGGATCCGCTCAATGACCATCCGGATCATCCGTGCGTAGGCCCGGTAAGCCGACTTTGTGGAGTCCTTGCTGCTCCGGCCGGACGCTTCCTGCAGCGCTGCAATGGCCGAGGCCGCCGTCACGCCGGAGCTCGTCGCGCCGTTGTTGACGTCCGTGTTTCCCGTTGTCCACTTGAGTTCCTCGATCTTGTTCTGCAGAATGGCGATATAATTGCTGTTGAGCATGTTGACCGGGATCGGCTGCAGGCTGTCCTGCCCCAGATTCCCGTCCACATGTACAAACGGCTTCGTCCAGTCCGCGAACTCCTGCTCATTGACCGACCCGTCCGACCGTTTGAACCACCTTGGCGTCGTCGCCATGATTGCGTTCTTCACGATCGCCTGGTTCATCCGGTCGATCTGCTCCTGCGTCGACTTGCCGATGTCGATATAGCCGTATCCCGCTATGCTCCCCTCCACCGGGAACAGCGCGTCGACCACAAACGGGTATTCCCCGTCGTCATACAGCCCCGTCTCGGCCATGGGCCGCCCGGCCGGCTGCTGCACAATGCTCCCGTCTGGCAGCGTCAGCGTGTCATATTTCTGTTCCGTATCGTTCTCCGTCGACTGCAAAACCGTATCGCCCACCAGCTTTGCGAAGTGCAGCACCTGCCGGCCGTTCTGATATTTCTTGTAATACCAGTCCACCACCATCGACTTGTTGTCAAAATTGATGACGTCGTCCGTGTTGTACTTCTGCTGGATCTGCGGATTGGAGTTGAGCTTTCCCCGCAGCTCCGGGTACTTCTCGACCAGCAGATCGTTGTCCACCATCTCCGTCAGGAAGATGTTCTTCGACTTCTGCAGATCCCGGACGCCCGGCTCCCAGAAGAAAGACAGAATATCCACCGGCTGCACCGAGATATCCCCGAGGCCGTTCAGCTTCGAAGAATCCCACTTCACGTGCCAGATGAGCGTGCCCTGCTTGAGCTTCGTCCACTGGCTGTCCGAATAGACCTCTTCGAAGTCGTTCTGTTCCAGAATGACCGGCAGCACCGAGGAAAGCTTCGCCGCCTCCTCCCGGTCGTCCGGTTCCCGCGGGCGGATGGCCGGAGCCGGATAGGCCGCGATCGCGTCCGCGTGCTTACCCATGATGACGTTGAAAAGCCACGCCGACGTCCACTTGTCATCCTCCGGGTTTCCCTTCTGGATCCGCTGCCAGCTGCGCATGCGCCACCAGTCCTCCGACGCAATGACCCGCGCCTCCAGCGCGCTCTTGCCCTGCCGGTATTTCTGCAGCGTGTCCATGGCCTTTCTGGCCTGCTCTTCGCCGATGGCCTTTCGCGCCGTCAGCCCGCTTGCCGTGTCATTCTGCATGGTCGTCTGCATCTGCTCTGTCTGCATTGTCCGCTTCCTCCTTCCGCAGGTCTTCCGCCGTGAGTCTTGCCACTTCGTTCTGGATCCCGTCCAGCACAAATCCCACGATGACCGGCGGCAGCCCCGCCTCGTTGATGGCCTCGATCAGCCGTCCCCGCAGCTGCACCACTGCTTTTGTGATATTCATAGCTCCTCCTATCCGTTATAACTGCTGATTGCCCGGTTGAGCGCTTCCTTGAGCGCAGAATAGCTGTTTGCAAAGTACGTCGCTTCCATCTTCGTCCCTGCCGATACCGTGCTGACGCTTCCCGCGCCTGCCAGATTCCCGATGGCGTTTGCCGCCTCGTTGTAGATGGCCGCCGTGATCGTCTGCCCGGCGTAGGCCGTCGTGAAGGAAATGCTCCCGTAGCCTCTGGCAGCCCGGACCTCGTTGATCTTCGCCGTCAGCCGGTTCCAGCTTGCCGCCGTCAGGTATGTCACGGCCTTCCCTGCCGCGATATACGACGCATCGTCGCTCGTCCACGCGAAGGCCGCGATCTGTGCCTTCGTCTCGCCGGATACGGTGTTGGACGTCTTCGAGTCCGTCCCGGCCTTGTTGACGATCCAGAAATAATACGTCGTGCCCGGGTCCAGCCCCGAGACCGTCACCGGCGAGCTGCCGATCGACTGCGATCCGATCGCCGTATAGCTCGTCTTTCCCCAGTAGAGCGTCCAGCTTCCGTACCCGCCGCCGTTTTTGTCCCACGTGACCGTCGCCGTGTTCTTCGTCAGCGTGACCCCGCTGATGTATGGTGCGACTGCCGTGATCTTCGTCTTGTAGTACACGCGCACGGCCTGCCCGCTCGTAATGGGGATCGTCTCCGTCGCCGCGTGATTTGTCGCATACCCTTCCGACGCGAGCCTGAAATACTGGAATTCATACTCCTGCGAATACGTCTGGTACTGCGTGCCGGACATGGACAGGAAGAACGAATTGCCGATCGTGCCGGAGACGGACCCGTCTGACAGCGTGTGCTGCCCGTCCAGGTAGTTGTAGATCGGAATCGTCGTGGTCTTGCTCTGGTAGTAGACCTTGACTGTCTGCCCCTCCTGGATGGGGATCGGGTAGCTCGCTCCATGCTCCGTGTTGTAGTTCTGCGACGAGAGCCGGAAGTACAGGAAATTATACTGCTGCGAGTACGTCCGGTATTGCGTTCCGGACGCCGAGATATAAAACGTATCCCCGATGCCGCCTTTGAAAGACCCGCTCGTCAGCTGCGTCAAATTATCCAGGTAGTTGAGGATACTGACCGTCGTCGTGCCCGCAGACTGTGCCAGCGTCCGCACGCTGATGGAGTTTGTCTCGGCGACAAGCGCCCCCGTGTTGCTGTTGTAGATCCGCACGCGGCAGATATACAGCGTGTCTGGCGTCAGCCCGGTAATGATCCTGCTGGCCGTCGTCGTGCCCGCAGTCGAGTCCGTCACGGTCGCCATGACCTGTCCGGCCAGGATATATTCATATTTTCGCTTGTATGTCGTCGTGGACGACATGCCGGATACCGTCAGCGTGATACTTGTCGGCGTACCCGACGCGCCAGATAGCGTTGCCATTCAGCCAGCCCCCTTATCCGAACACCGGCGTAATGCCGGTGATGCCGCCGGACGCGGAGAAGGCAATGCTTCCATTTGCCCGGATCTGCATGCTCGCCGTCCCGGCCGCGTTCTGCAGATATACCGCGCCGCTCGTCGACCGGATACGCACCGCCGGGCCGGACAGATCGACCGCATATTCCGCCGTGCTGGAGGACGTAAACTGCAGGCTGCCCTCCGCGCCGCCGATCGTGCCGTTCGAGAAGTTTGTGCCCGCGATCTCAAGACCGTTGCTGATGATGTTGATCTCATCCATGATCTGCTTGAGCTTCGTCTGGATGCTCGTACCGTCGAGCTTTAGATCCGTTGCGTTGATCGTTCCGCCGATCTCAGCCCCCGTGCACGTCAGCTTCCCGTTCGCGTCGACCTTGAATTTGTCCTTGATGGAAAGCCCGCTCGTGCCGAAGTACATGCTAGCGCTGCCCCCAAATTCGTTGGCCGTGCGGAAAATGCTGCTCTTCGAGATCGTCCACGGCCCGAACGTCGAGTCGGCTGCCGCCGTGATCTTCCCCGACAGCACCGCCCCCGCCGCCTCCAGCGTCCCGGACGGAAAATGGAGCTTCTTGTCGCTTAAATACGCGACCTCCTGCCCGTCCTGCCAGAAGCTCACCCGGTCCGGCGTCACCGTGACCAGCTCGTTCTTCGTCCGGTCAATGACGTTCTCCCCGCCGTCCGTCACGGTCGTTTCAATATTGCCCACGCCCACGCCGTACACCGGCGTCACGTCGTCGTAATACAGCAGCCCCGTCTTGATGTACTGCTGCGAATTGACGGAAAACTGATTGTTGACGCCCGCCGTGTAGTCATACAGCTGTTTGATGCCGACGGAATTGCCCTCGATCGTCAGCTGCGTCTTCTCGAGATACTTGCCGAAGTCCGAGATGGCCACATAGCTGCCGGACAGCTTCGTCGACCACGTCTCCGAGTTCGCCGCGGCGAAGTCCGCCGTCTTGATGATGAGCGCTTTCAGCGCCCCGTAGCCCGACAGCTTGGTTTTCTTCTCCGCCTCTGGCAAACTGTCCGCATCGATGGCCTGCGAGATCTCCGTCAGCGTTGCCTTCGCCGACCAGTCGGCGAGGTTCAACTGCTCCGTCACGCTGCACAGATACCTGCGCATGCTCTCCAGCTGCTCCTGCGTCGTCTTCCCCGCGATGGACGGGTATGCAAGTGTCAGACTACCCATGTTGCACCTCCCGTCTTACGCATCGCTTCCTGCCTCCAGGACTCGCGCCAGACTGAACAGCTTCATCTCGCCCTTTCCCGTCAGCCGGAACTTCAGGTGGTCGCACCGGGCCGGGCGGATCGGCAGCAGGAAGGTTCTGAGGCCTCGCCCCTCGATATGCCCGCAGTGCCGCCAGACGCCGTCGGAATCGTACTGCACCCAGAAGTCGACGCTCGACCCCTTCGGCAGCTGCATCCGCAGATTGATGCGCGAGACGTATTTCTTCCCGACGAGTCCATACGTCATGATCCCCGTCTCCGCCATCCACTGCACACTGTCTTCCAGCGTCCCGACACTCCCGTACACGGTTTTGAGCGTCCCGTCCTCAAGGAAATACAGCTCATCGTCCACCCGGGCAAAAGCTTCCGCGTGCGTCGCGTCCTCCCGGTGCCACAGGCCTTTTCGCGTGTCGTAGACGAACAGCGACCAGTTATGACCTTCATCCTCCATGCTGATGAAGTACTTTCCTCTGGCGCCGCCCGCCACGGCGTTGTAATACAGCTTCGTCCCGAAGCAGCTGCCGATCTCCTGCGGCAGACTCCCGTCGTACACGCAAACGCCCATCCGCGATTTGTAATACAGCCGGTCATCCACCACGACGAGGCTCTTGGCAGACCCATTCTGCACGCCCGCGCACTTCTGCACGACCACCTGATGTGCCCCCGCCGCCGACGGATACACCCGATGGAAGCAGTCTTCCTTGAAGAAAATCGGACTGTCGGCCAGCGTCGCCGCGCCGGTCCACTTCCCGTCCGTGCCGCAGCTCGCGCGCCATGAATCCGTCGACACACCCTGGTAGCACTCCCAGTTCTTAAAATCGCCCAGCTTGCAGCAGTAGATCTCATTGACGGTCTCGCCGTCCGCCACACCGTACTTGCAGCCCCACAGCCGGTTCCCGCTCTCGGTGATGAAGTCCATGCTTGGGACCTTCCGGGCCGTCTTCACGGTCCCGCTCGTCACCTTCGTCGTCTCATCGACGAGGCCGACGATCACGAGGTAGCTCTCTCCCACGTCGTACAGGATCTGGCTGCCGTTGAGCTTCTCGACCTGCTCGTTTCCGCTGAGGCCCGAAAGCTGAATGCCGTCATACTGCTTGAAACCTCGACCGATGCCATTGGCAGAAAGCTTCAGATACACCGTCGGCACGGATACCCACTGGCTCGTTGCCTCCGCCCACTGCTTGAGCGTGTGGAGCTTGCCGGACGTATCCAGCCAGTACTGCCCGTTCGATGGGCTTTCCGGCTGGCTGGCTTGCTTATAGCTCACCGTCAGCGCCGTCCCGTCGACGAGGCAAAGAGAAATTTCCACGTTCGTGCTCGATGCGTCGACCACATTCTCCTGCCCCATGTACCCGTTGTCGGAATACTTCTCGGTGTTGAAGTAGATCCCGTCCGGGAAAATGCACAGATACGCGCCCATGGAAATGAGCTGCTTTTCCCCCGCCGAGATCGACACGGACGGCATATACGCCTCCATCGAAGCGCCGTTGATGTAAAGCGTATTATTCTGCACCCAGCACAGCGCATCCTTCGCCAGGATCCCCTGCACGCCCTCGATCGCCTGCGCCGTCCCTCTCCTTGGCCGCGGCGCGAGCAGCGGATAATCATCCGCCGACAGATTCTCCATGTCGTAAAACTCCCCGTCCGCCAGCTCGAGGTTGTGGTTGTATCCGAGAAAGACCTCCGTCATCATGGTCTGCTTCTCAGTCTCCGTCAGTTGTGGTGC